GCGTACCTCAACCTAAATAGCCACGTTAATAACGTGGCTGATGATATGCGGAACTTTAAGGCTGAAAACAGACAGCAATTGCTCCGAACACGTGCTCTTGAATTTGTGATGAAGCCTGGAAGCTACACGATTCGTGAGAAGGATCTTACGATTGATGACGTGATAATCCAGGCCGAGAAACTGTTTCAGTACATGGAGAACGGAGTGATAGGGGATGGCTCTAAATAATCCGATTGAGTCCCGAGGTCAATACAAGCACGATGGCATCATGCTGTTCTGGATGAAAGCCGACAATACCGCCGTTCCGCTCTGTGGAACTACTGACCATGCGTTCATGACGGTCTATCGCAATCTTGTCCCAGAACGGCCCAGTAAACACCCGCACTTCAAAGGAGTTGAGTACCGGCATAACAGGCGCAGTTCCAGCCTGCTGCTCTGTGAGTATGATGTAGACATCGAGTCTCCCGCGCCGATCCATTGCTGCATCGACAATATCAATATAATAAGGAGGGTGATTGAGTTCTGCACCTTCGAGAAGCTACAGAAATCTGAGGTGTGCGATGACGTGATCCGCGCCCTGGAAGAATGCACTCCGATTTACGGGGCTATGACCATCGCACAGGTTGAGGTTGTGTTCTCAAAGGATTGGAAGGGCGCGAATTATAAACCGATTGATGATGCGTGGATTCATGAGCACTATATTAGTAATATCGGAAGCAAAACTCCTGATGATGAAGTGCTACGCAAAGTCGCTCTTGAACTGCAAACCTGCGGCAGTGCTATAGAGGAAAACAAGGCTCCGAAACAACAGCGCACGCAACAGGAACAGGATAAAGATTGGTATGGTGTAAATTGGGATAATGCTTCGTGGAGTCTTCCTGGAAAGAAGTAATGTCAAATCCTGAAGTTAAAATCTGTTCTGTTTGCAGCTCTGAGTTAAACCTGTCGGATTTCTACGTTAAAGATCCGGCGACAGGAGTCCTCTTCCCGTACTGCAAGGACTGTCATAAGATCCGTATGCAAAAATGGAGGGAGGATAATCCAGAAAAGGCCGAGAAGCGTGCTAGAATAGATAACATGAGGCAAAAGCTACGCTCGATTGGAGCCTATTAACATGGGATTTCTTGACTTCCTCTCACCAATAATCGGCGTCGGTTCGTCGATAGCGGGGTTAATCGGTGGCAACGCACAACAGCAGGCTGCACAACAAGCGGCGCAACAGGCAACATCGCAGTACGGAACCGCGCTTAATAATCAATACTTGGGGCTTCTATCCGGGAATAACCAAACGCTTAACAGCGAGGCAGGCCAAGGGGCTGATGCCCTTCGCCAATATGGATCTACGATGGGTACCGCCAATGCTGCGGCGGGCGTTTACAACTCTTCCGCTACCGCGGGTGATCTCGCGATGGCGAACAGGAATGAACAGAACGCATTGGCAAACACTGCGGCTCAGAACTATCGCAACGCGAACCAGATGTACAACCAGGGGCAAGAGAATCTGGCATCCATGAAACTCGGACAGGCTAATACATTATATAACCAGTCCAACGCACAGTACAATCAGTCTCTCGGAGGCTTAACTTCTAACCTGGGTTCACTCGGCACCTACCTTGGAAGCCAGCTGCCTTCGGGTCAGACCAACCCCATTGCTTCTGAGAACGCAATTCCGTCGGCAACCAACTGGCAAGGTCCGACTAACGCCGCTAATCCTAGCCCGTTTATGAGCCGACAGGTAGGTATTCCATCCTATTCGCCTCAGATGCTCGGAATGATGTCATCGCTTGCAAGCCCCGGAAGCACGTCATCGATAGGTTCTGCCAATCAATCTAACTTGGCATCGACGGGCGCGAACTCGGCACGCGTCGGCATGGCCCCGATGAACGGCACTATTAACCAGGGCGCTAACTTGGGAGGTAACGCGGGCTACGCACCGCCTCAAATAAACATGTCCCGCTATCCGGGACTCTACGGGAGATAAAGCATGACATTATCTGGAGATGAAATGCCAAGCACGGAAACACGTAAGGTCATAGCACAGATCGCGCTCGATCGACTTGACCCGGAAGAAGGCGGACAAGGCGAACAGTTCACAACTGAGGCGTCCGAGATGCTTCAATGGACGCTCGAAGCAGACCTGGCGCACCGAGAAACACGACTTGATGCACTCGGCGCGGCGGCTGACGTGGAAGGGATTGATGAGATCGACGATGTACTTGATCTCGCAACACGCATCTATGAATTCATCAGGGTGCATGATTAACGTAATGGCGAGCGAAGGTTGGTGGACACCAGTACCTTTGCGATGACCCAGAGGGGGAGTCTGAAGCGGGGGCTCCAGACTCCCCCGCATATTCAAGGATAGCTCAGATGGTCAGAGCGGCCCCATGCACAGGTTAAGACTGTTGCCGGGGCAGGTCGGGGGTTCGAGTCCTTCTCCTTGTATCGGAATGGCCAACTCCGTATAAGCCAGCCTGACAGCCCGGAAAGACGGGTAATGGCCGGGACTGAAACGTAGCTAACGGACCCCCGGCCTATTTAACTTAGCCAGGAGGAACTAATGGCAAATAGCTATAGCTATCAACAAATAGCACAGGCCGCACAAAATAACGGTGCTCCGCCTAGCGTGTTGCCCACCATTGCGTCTATAGCGATGGCCGAAAGTGGAGGCGATCCGAACAACTTCACGCAGTCTAACGTGGACAGATCGCGTGGACTACTGCAAATCAATGGCCTCGCTCACCCTGAGTACGACAATTCCGCCATGTTCGACCCGAACAACAACATGGCGGCGGCGCGGGCTATATCAAAGAACTGGACCGACTTCACGCCGTGGTCCACATACACTCAACCGAACAACTCATACAAGCAATATCTGCCGCAGGCGATGCAGGCGTTAGGATCTAAGAACATGGCGAATTCGACCGTCTACAACCCGCTTCAGCTTGGGCCTGGGCAGAATAATTACCTCACGAACAGGCCAATCGATCAGCAAAGCGACCTGATAAACCATATCCTGAACCGCATTGCGTCCGCGCAACTGCCGCCGACACAACAGGCAATGCAGACCGGATACAACCCGGACGGTTCTGCGGTCAGCCATCCGCTCCAAATCGACCCGAATTCCTCCCTCGGGCAGTTCGCTGCCGCTCAGCGGACCTACGCAAACAATATGGTGACGCCAGCGGATCAGGCTATGCCGTCACTGCTTGGAAATCAGGCCGGACAGAATGCAAGCCTCGGTTTCCTGAGAGGCGCGGTGGCTCCCCCGAGCGCCGCCGACTTTCAAGCACGGCCCATTATTCAGCCTCCTGGCTATAGCTCTGATGATACCGATGTTCCGACCCGTCCTGCGCCTCACGCGAATCCGCTCGCGCAAATCCTCGGCAATATCGCCGGACTTGCCGTTCCGAAAGCGGCAGGCGCGGTTAACGCGGTCCCGTACCAGTCGGCGTTAGGTGTAGCGAACACTCAGTATCAAGATGCAATGCAGCAATATCCGTTCCAGCATCAGCAGGATGTGGAAGCGTATCAGGAATGGTTGCGAAACCACAATGAGGACGTTAACCTGCAAGAACTGAATGAGAAGATGCGCCTGGCGCAGGCTCCGATATACCAGCAAGCGCAGGAAAACTACGCTAACTTACTGAACCCTGCCGTCGCAGGCTCCGCCCAAGTTAACGCGCAGATACCGGCAACACAGGCTCTCGGCGGATTGCAGCAGGGACAGAACGTAGCCCTTGGAAATATGAACGCGGCCAACACGGTCAACAGCACCGTTCCTGAACTTGCACAGAACGCTTTGGCGCAGTACGGCGCTGAGGTTGGGAAGTCCGGCGCGGTCATGGGACCGCTCGCTTCAATCGAACGTGCCGCCTATTACGGCCAAGGTATACAAGGCCGTGACCAACATTATAATAATATGGATCAGCAGGGCCAACAGAAGATCGATCTGAAGGCTCTCGGAATGCAAATTCAGCAGGCGGCGAAGAGCACGATCGATCCATCTAAGCTCGCTTCGCTTCAGATGCAATACGCGCAACTTGACGCGACATCTGCCGCGTCGGGCCAAGGCCATTTACCGCCATTCGATCTGACTAACCTGTCAAGCGCGGCTTCTAACTTGGGACCAAGTACTCAGAACCAGAACAATTCTCCGGCAATGCGCGATCTCGCAGCTCAAGTTAGAGAGGCCCGCAAGAACTCCGATAACGCGTTCAATGCCTATACGAAGTACTTCACGACGCATAACGGAGTACCAGGCAAGCCACTCGATAGCACCTCGATGCTTTTATCCCAACTTGCTTCGCAAGCAAAAGCCCATGCTGATGACCTGCAAGCGCAACTCGGACAACGGCAAACAGCGCAGGCAACTCCTACTCCTGGTGGTCTTGGTCAAATCGCACCTCCGGGAGATAGCGCAACTCGACCGGGCGCACCAATCCGGATACCGGGTCAGGGCGCAAGTTCTACGGCAAGCAAATACCGCCTAGTATCTCCTCCGGCTGCCGGTGTGCCACCTGTGTACGCTAGACAGTAACCTTATGCCTACCCAATACTACAATCGAAACGGCGTCACTTTCGGTATAAACTCCCCGGACGGCTCCCAGCCTTCCGAGAGTGACCTGGATACCGTTTTTGCGCAGGCGAGCCATGATATAGGTCAGCAGCACACAAATGCCGCGTTGTCGGCGGCGGCTGCAAACGCTCCCGGTGGCCCGGTCCCGACAGTTACCGACCCTGTGACTGGAAACGTCAACCTCGCGCCTCAAATACGGGCGATGGGAACCGGCCAGACGCAGGTATACGGTCAGCAGCAGGCCGACCAAGCATCACAGGCAGCTTCGGCTCTCGATCGATCGCAGCAACTCGGCATGTTTGATCCCGTAGGCAGCGCTACGCGTGCTATGCAGTTGTCACCTAACACGCCTTCGCCCACCATCCTGCGTCAGCAGGTGGCAGCGCGTCAAGCTGAAATTAACCGATCGCAGGAAGGTAAACAGCCTGAAGGTCTCGATGATTACATCGGCGGACCGTTCAGCCAACTGTGGAAATATCCGCAAGCCGCCCAGGATATCGTCACGTCGGGTAATCCGTCCATGCCGGGAAGCATTGTCAACAACCCGATATGGCAAGGGGTCGCGCAACACGCGTTGCCTATGGCTTCTCCTGTAGGACTGGCAATGCTTGCCGCACTTCCGGCGGCTGGAGAAGTGGCAGGGATCAGCAACCTGCTAGGTAAAGCGTTCTTGGCGCAGGGCGCAGTAGGCACCGCGCAGGCCGCGGCGAACACGGACCTGTTGCACTCTAACCCAGGCCAGTACTACGGCGCGTTGGGTTTTAACGCAGCGATGGGACTTGGTATTCCTGCCGCCTTGCATGGCGCGGGCATCATGGACGCCTACCGCAACCGCACTCCAACACTCATGAACCCCGATATTCTTGGAGTTGATGATTTCTCGGGTGCTAATGCACGGTACGCCAATCCGCAATATGCGCCTCAGCAGCCGCAGTTGCCGCCGGGGTCACCGCCTCCTAACTTCCCGCAAATACCTGCCGAACTGCCGACAGAATATGCTCCCGCGCCGCCTCAAAGAACATCACAGAATGGCTATCCGTCGTCGTATGAACCGTATACAGAACCCGAAGTTCCTCCATATACAGGCTTCAAGAGGCTTCCATCACCTGTCGTCTCGACACCGCCGACTGTGTACGGTCAACAACCTATATCACTTCCGGGTGAAACTGTCCCCGTTCCTATGTCAGGTGAATTGCCGCAAGTCGCTCCAAACAATCATCTGATAGACCTGCCGCCGGGTTTCCAGGGACAGCAGCCTGACCTCGACACAGGGTTCAAAGCTACGCACATGATAGGCGATACGCCTGTTATGTTAGACCAATCTACTGGCAGGAACCAATACTTCGACCTTGACGGGCGAAGAATCCCAGTCAAGGGCAGCAAGGCAGTGCCGATAGAAGGCCCTCCTGCCAGTAGCCTTCCCGATATAGGGCGCGCACCGACAAACCCAGATGCTCTTAACGTAGCATCTGGACCCGATTTAACGCAAGTTAATCGACAAGCAGAATTAAATCTCACGCCGGAAGGACCGAAGGTTCAACCTGACTTCGGAGCTGCGCCGACGCGTCCGGTCGAAGAGCCTGCGGCAGTTCCAACCGTTGCCAATCCGCAATATACTATAGACTTCTCAGACCCGCATACAGCAGAAATACACTCCGACGTTATGCAGGCCGCGAGCGGAACCGACGCAACCCCGCAGGAGATGGCGCTCGCCACTAACCAGATAAAGGGAATAGAAGATGGAAACGGGATCTCCCCAAGTTCGCGGGGAAGTGGTGAACCAGCTAGTAGGCCGAGCGATGGCAATCAGGCAAGCACGCAGGGAATCGCAACCGAACCAACAAGCGGACCCGAACCTGCCGTCACAAGATCCGTTGACAACGAACCCGCTCCTGAACGCCCCGTCGCAATTACCGAACCAGCCGCTAACCCCGTCGCAGCGCAAGAAGGCGAAAAAGGCCCCGTCATCCCTGCCGGTGGAGGGGCTGACGGGAAGATAGCGACGACTGTCACGACAGAGCAGGCGCAGAAACTCGCCAACTATTTACCTCAAGACAGCGACCTGCAAGAGCATATATTTCAGAACTGGCAGGATAGTAAAGCATCAGGCCGCAAGACAGTAGACCTGCAATTATCACGCGATGATATTGCTACACTGAAGGCGAATTCACGCGACCCAGCATTGGGTAAGCGGCTGACAAACGCTGACGTTAAACTTGCGAAGAATCTATCAACTCTCAACGTAGGAATTAACCCGGCGGCGATCGGTGACGCCCTGGATGTAGCGAGAGAAAAACTTGCTCCCATATCCGATGCCATCCGTAACTTGAAGTTAGAAGGCGGATCGTTCCTGCGGAGAACTGCGCCTGAAAGCGATCTGGCAGCCGCTCGATACTCGGCTAGCGCGAACCATGCGAACGAACTTACCAGGCAATTAGTACCTAAAGTGCTTGCTCATGGAGATGAGAACGCACAGGCACGTTTCCAAACATTCCTTACCGCAGATCGTGCGGCCCAACAACGTGTGATGTCCGACCGTGAAATATCAGCGAATCAAGCGCAGTTCAAGCGCACAGTTCAAGATGTCATGGACATGCAGAAGAACGCACGCGCTGACGCGAAGGACCAATCTTTAACGCCACAAGAGCGAGCACTAAGGGCGCGGCAGTGGGAAACTGCTATCAAAGAGCGACAAGCAACAGCCGCCGACCTGAACCGCCAGATAAAGAGCCGCCGTGCTGAGGTTGACAATAACTTCCTGACCAAGAATGAGGCCGATATACCTACGGATATGGTCGATCCTGTGACCAAAAGGCCGATCACGGAGAATATGACAAGGGCCTTCTTCCAAGATCCGCAGGTGCAGGATATGGTTGCTGCACACAAGCAACTCATAGAACCCCTGATGGAGAAAAACTATCTTGAGACCAAATCGGCATTGGGTGACAAAGGACGGTATTCAGGTGTATACCAGCCCGCCGTCGCGCTCAACGAAGATGGAACGCCTTTACGGTCGCTGGCGTCGAGTGGAGGGGGTATGCGATCCCCCATTGCTGATATACCCAACACTCCCGGTGCCCGAGAGTTCACCGGAACCGGCAATAACTACGCCACGGACTACAAGGACGTCGTCAACCGCCAACTCATCGCGGGTAACAGGGTGGCTAACTTTGCGAGATTGGTTAGGCAAACTGAAGCTGACGGACTCCTCCAACGATCCGATGTAGAGCAGGTGGACCCGGCAACCGGTCAAACAACCTACGTGCCAAACCCTAACTTGCGCGTGGTGGAAGTGCCTGACGCGCGCGGCGGCAAGCCTATAATGCGAAATGAAATTAACGTGAACGGGCAATGGCATCCCGCAAGCAGTGAATTTAACTTGCAAGATGAAACTTGGGGCCTTGGCGGTAAACGGATCGGAGAGAAGTACCCTGACTTGCCCGCGAAGGCCGTCATGGAGGCGAACGCGTGGAATGAAATTCATCCGATGCTAAGCACTCGAAATGCAAGCACCCGTACTACGGATGTCGCCTCTGCAATAGGTGGAAAAGCGATTGGTCTGAATTTGGCTGGACTAGGGGAAGGGGCCTCCCACGGCGTCAGAGGTTCTTCGGTCGTTTCGAAAATCGTACCTACGTTCGGTCACGCCGACACAGCCTCCGGCAAGTTGCAAACCGGTGCGTTAGAGTTTGCCAACTCAGTCTCTACAGCCTTCCGACAAGTTGGCAAGATGTCAGGTATAGGACGGGACGCCTTACCTGAGCAGGAGATGGCTCTGCAAAAGGCCGCGCAAAACGGCGCGCTGCCGTCCAATATAGATCTGAAATCTAAACCCGGTGACACGCCAATACAGAAAGTCACCAAACTTGGAGGCCAGATAATCTATGACCCGAAGCGCGGGTCGCTCGTGACCGCCCTAACGGAGATCAATAACGCCTACCGCGATATGGCGACAAGGGCCGGTACTCAGATCGATAACCCGGATGCACCGAATTACGACAAGGAACTTGACCGCAAAGCAATCTACGCGATGCGGAACATGAACACCTACATTCCGTACCTGCAATCGGGGATCAGCAAAGCACTCGGCAAAGATCCGACAGGACTTTTCGGCACATTCTATCAGACCGGCGCGCGCAACAGGGCCGCAGGCTACATCGGCGGTCCCGCGCAGTTCATGGCTCGCTTCGCTGGATATGTAGGCGCGGCAATCCTTGCGTTCAAAGCAACTTCAGAAGATCACAAGTGGCCTACCGAAGTCCCTGGATACACACTTGGCGACATACGGACCGGCTATGACGCCAACGGGCTGCCGATTTACTTTAACTTCTTCAAGGCATTCGATAGAACGGAAGGCTACAACGCACAGCTCGCACAATCGCTTATGAAGGATATTTCAGAAGGCGCGTCGGCGGCATCAGCAGCCCAAGGATTAGGGCTTATGGAAGTTAATAATCAACTTGAGCCTTTAACTTCAGGGCCAGGATTGCCTACCGTGTCTGACTTCTTTGCTCGCAAGTTGCCGCTACTTACTCGTGACGAAGATAAAGGCGGCTTTAACTTGATGCCATCTCCAACAGCTAGCCCGAAGAACTCAACATTCGGCCTGCACCGCATGGCGGCGATGGCCGCGCATGTTACGCCTCTCGCTAACGCAATGGGGGCCGGAGACTATAACGCCACCTCGACAGCACCTCAAAGCATGACGCCACGCATACTTAATGACCTGTTACGCGTCGGCGGACAACCTCAGATCCATACTTATATCCCTCGATCCTCTTACTACATGCAGAAGACTAACGAAATCAACGCCAAGTAACCAAGTTAGGCGTTTATGTTTTACCTTGACACTCACCCCTACGGACATTAGACTGTCTGTAGGGGTGAAACTATATGGCGGCATCTAATGAGGATGAGGCGCTACCTGTAGAAGACGCGGATCTGCCACAAAACGCGGACGCCTACATGCCGTCTGGTCTGCTTCCTAACTTCGTTAAAGGTCTAAGCGTCAACCAGCGCAAGCTATTTTCTGTTATCCGAAAGGCGCACTCTCAGTACGAGACCGCGTTAAAGAAACAGATCATTGAAACGAAACGGACGCGTGAAGATAGCACCAAGGAAGCCCTGTATAACGTATTCCAGCAAGTTAAGGGAACGATTACAGCCGAGAAGCTCACGAAGTTAATCGATAATGCAGTAGAGCGCGGCGATGCTCAAGCCCTTCGAGTGCTGGCAATGCTTGCTGGCGAAGATCTGAATGAACGCAAGTTAAACGAAGCCGGGCCCGGCGCTGACGTAATCATTGTCAGGCCGCATCCGAAAGAGTTAACTGAGGCGGAAGAAGCCAACGTCCAGAAGCAGATAGAATATTTCGTGCCAAGAGAGGCTGAGTAATGGCTATTGTCATACCGGCTTACGCTTGGCAAATGGCCGTGCTGGAAGCTATGGAAGATCCTGATGTGGATCAGGTGGCAGCCGTAGGCTCGCGAGGCCCTGGTAAATCTTGGATTGCTGGACGAATAGGCATCATTAGGGCCTTACAGGCGCCGCAGTCCAACAATATTATATTTCGGCGGACATCCTCGGACGTTGAGAAGCAGTATGTGCAGCCTATCAGTCAGGCGCTTGCTAACTTCCACGGTCAGCGGATACCGTTCAACTACAACCAGACGCACAAAGTATTTCGGATCAGTTGCCCGAGAGGTGGCGAGAGCAGGCTGTTTCTGGCCTTCGCGGAGTACGAGAAACATGCCGAAAAGCATATGTCACTCGAATACTTCACGGCGATCTTTGATGAGATCACGCACTTCGAGGAGATCATACCGCAACTTATCGGCGGATCGGTACGCGGATACTCGAACTGCAAGAAGTTCTATTTCGGCAACCCAGGCGGCATAGGGCACGGATGGGTGAGACGCAGGTTCGTAAAGCCCGAGACGCGGGACAAGAAAACTGTTGTCCTTCAGCCGAAGTTAACCGATAATTTTTACCTGACGAACGAAGATCCCGAGTACGCCGAGCGCATCACGCGCGGATTGCCGGAATGGAAGAAGCGGCAATGGCTGGATGGGGATTGGGACAGTGGCGAAAGTTCCTACTTCGCGATACCGGCGGGATGTGTTCGGCTTGTTAATCCCCCGCAGTGGGCTAGATGGTACGCAGGTGTTGACTGGGGGTACAACCCGTCGGCTTTTGGTACAGTATGGTTGGCTTGCTGGCAAGATATGTCTACGGGCCATCACAGATGCCATGTTTTTGCTGACCTCAAGAGACATAGGCTACTTGATCCAGATCAGGCGCGGGCTGCATTGGAAACCGAAGAGAGAATTCCAGGTCATATCGCTATGCGATTTGCCGACCCGTCAACAGGAAAGCTTATCACTGGCGAGAATGATGAGCAGACGCGGACAACGCGTAAGACGTGGGCGCGGACTTCGCTTAAGCCTAACGGACCGACGTTTGTGACAGTTCCGGCCAAACGTCGGGGCAGAGTGCCAGGATGGATGCTCTTGCGGGAGTTCCTGGCACCTCTTCCCGGTTACGGAGAAGAAGAATACCCGCATGGCGTTTTAACGATCTCGCCAAACTGCGCGGCACTTCTGGCGGAGATGACCGACGCGGCTTATAAGACTACCGGCAGTAATATCACCGGAGACGATATCGATGATGGCTGCGAGGACCACTGCCTGATACCAGGAACATCAGTAACGGTTCGCGGAGGCGACAAGCCGATTGAAGATGTGCAGGTAGGAGACGAAGTTTTAACTCGGCAAGGTTGGCGTCCTGTGTTGCGATCGTGGCAAACAAGCCCTATGGAGCGTGTCTATACTGTGAAGTTCTCGGATGGAAGCAGTATCACTGGAACAGGCGGCCATCCTGTTTTCCATGCCGACAAAGGTTTCGTTAGACTGGACGCGTTGAGGTGCAATGATAGCATCATATCGTTATCAATAAGTACGCGAAAAACAAAACTTGCTCGCGTTTATGTGGTCGGAGTTTACGAAGCCGGTAGTTCCCCAGTGTATAACTTGACCGTTGGCGGAGAGCCTGAGTTTTTCGCCAACGGCATACTGGTTCACAACTGCCTTGACTGTTTGCGATACGTCATCACGATGGTCTATAACTTCAGTTTTCCTGAGTCGCAACTTGCAGCCTATGACCGACGTGACAAACCGATTAGAAAGCTGATTACAGCCTGATGCCTTACTATTTATACAAATGCCCTGAGTGCGGCGAGGAGTTCTCCGAGCAGCGCAAGATGGAAGAGCGCGATCTGGACATGTTCTGTTGGTCATGCGACGATGAAGTTAAGACTGTCCGGCAGATCACGGTTCCGTATCTGACGACTGAACCCAGGCACCTTTCGGAAGGCAATAAGCGCGGCTATGCTGAGAACGACGCAAGGCGCAAGGCTGACGATAAGAAATACAACAAACGATGGGATAAGCGAATGCCGAGCCTGACCGAATAATATGGATAACGCCGAAGTCCCAATTGAAAAGCCTAACTCATCGCTCACGAAGCGCAGTAAGTCCACGAAGCCTACTGACGATGAAACGATGGCCGCTCGCATAAAAGAAGGACAACGCTTCGTTGAGCGCGGCATGGGTGAGCGTGACCGCATAGCGTGCAAGAGGTTCCTTGACGGCTCTGAGTCAGCAGCGTTTCTGCTTTATGATGATGATAATTATGATGGTGTCGGCGTACTGCCGGAAGCCTCCGAGGTAGGAAACGTAAACTACCTGGCTATCAACATCCTCACTAAGACGGCATCTGTAGCGATTGGAGACCCGGACTTCTACGTTAATTGTGGCGAAGACTATCCCGACAGCATGGGTGTGAACCCGCAGTTCTCTAACGCAGATTTCTCAGAAGTTGTCAGGCTTTACTTGAAGGGTCTCTGGAAGCAACGGCGATGGGCGCGCACCTGCCGAAAGGCTCTCTTGAAGCGTTCGGTCAGCGGGTGCGGCATTATCGCGTATTTGTGGCATGACACGCTTGGCCCCGTGATCGAGCATGTAAGGCCGCGTGATCTTTCGATTGATCCGCACATCAAGGACTGGAATAACCCTAGATGGGCTGCGCGTAGGATCTTGCTGCCGTTCGATGACGCCCGAGAGCGTTTCGGAAACAAGATCGACCTTGCGACAACAGAGCCTTCCGACATTCTTAACTTGGACGCTCCGGGGCCGATCACGAAGAACACTGTGGAGTTGTGGCTATATTACGACAAGAACACGGAAGCGATATTGCATGGATCGACTGTTCTTGAGAAGGGGCCAAACCTTTACAAGCGTATTCCTGTGTTGTTTCTGGAAGGCGACATCGCACCTGAGAGCGAGTTTAGCCTGTCGGACTATGATCTTGCAGCGCAGATTCAAGAACAGCTAACGCGTTACCAGTCCATGCTCAATAACCAGGCTGAGAGCGGAGGCGCTATCGGGTGGTTTAACCCGATGATGCTCGATGATAGCTCGAAGGAAGCGTTCGCCAACGGTAGGCCGCAAGGATTCGTCGCACTTAAGGCTGACGCGGAAGACGCCTTCGGATTTATTCCCGGAGAGCCGTTGTCGCAAGCACTTCTTGAAGCGATCCGCATGACTTCTCAGGGCCTTGATAGCGCGACGGGCGTTTCTGAGTATGAGCGCGGAGTAATCAATCAATCCGCCAAGTTTGCTACCGAGGCCGCATTGCTTGCCAACAAGAGCGGCGCACGCGGCAACCAGGCGCAAATCGAGTATGAGCAGTTCATTGACTTGATAGCCAAGCGCGTGCTTGAGATCACGTTAATGTTTGCGCCGAGCCTCATGGGAGATGGCGCACCCGACGACATGCTTCTGTTGCAGGCGATAGGAGCCGTGCAGGATGTCGCAGTCATTGAAAGCTCGACAAGTTATAAAGATCCTAGCCAAGAGCGACAGAGCAATATGCAACTGTTGCAGGCGTTAATGCCGTTTATTCAGGCTGGAATAGTAGACCCGGCCCCTGTCATAGCGGATCTTCTCAGATCGTTTGGCAAGCGCGACGTCGGGAAATACTTGAAGCCTGCACCGATGGCACAACCGGGTCAGCCTGGGAATTCACCCCTTCCGGGTCAGCCGGGTCAGCCGGGTATGCCGCCGGGTGTCCAGAACCCCGGCGGAGCGCCTAACTCGGCGGGACAACCTGGACAAGTTATGTCTGCGCCGCCGCCTCCGCCACCTGCGGCTCCGGTGACAATTAACCCGTCGCTTGTGACGATACATCAACACAACGGTTCTGGAAAAGCTGGAGTTAAATAAATGCCCGCAGATGAAGCAGTGATAGAGGCGATGCCTCCCATACCTGAGAACGCAGTGGAAGATCCCGAGATCGATGAGCAAGTAGCTCTCGACGATATGGACGAACAAGTCCCTACCGAGATATTGGGCAAACCGGGCGAAGTTAAGGCAGATGCCGAGGCCGAAGCTGAAGTTAAACCCGAAGTTAAAGAAGAGGCCAAGCCCGATGAAACTAAGCCCGACCCTACGGTCGAGTACAAGGCGAAGGCGGAGCAGCTTGACAATATCGTCAAGGAACTCCAATCGAATCCGGCGGCAGTCGTCGCGAACCTATTGCCCCTTCTCAATCAGCAACAGTTGCAGCAGCTTGGATTGGCTCCAATCGGTCAGCCCGCGCAAGCTCCCGCTGCGGCATTAGATGAGGCGGCGTGGGCTAAGGCTGAGTCGGATCAAGGCGGTTGGACCTTAGCGGAACAGTTCGTCGCGAAGAACCGTGGCGTCATAAGCGAGATCCCGGCCTTCGCGCAGGACACTGCGAATAACTTGCAACAGCACGCCCAATATATCGGGCAGTCGCTTGCTCGATTGAATGTTGCGGAGGCAAGGCTTAACGCAATACTGGAAATTCTTGGTGAGAATATTCCTGAGCCTGACCAAAGCGCATTCACTGTTCAAGGCTTTGAAGCCTATAAGCAATCTCTCAAATCAACAGTTTCGGCGAAGAAGGCCGCTCAGGTCGAAACGCCAAAAACCCCGCGAGGCACTGGTTCTGGACGTGTGCAGAGCGATGCTGAAGTCAAGGTTCCTGACGGTGATAACCTGATAGACCTATTCAAACACGCTAAGAAGATGGCAGGCATGAGATAGCCCGCTAACTTCGGAAGGACCATACTTCGATGGCACAGAACCCGAATTTTAACGAACTGGCGACAACCACCCTTAACCTGTGGGTGTCAAAGAAGTTCGCTGACAACTTTACCGGGCAGAACCCGCTCTGGTATCTGCTCCGCAAGAACGGCAACATCGTCACCGGCGGTCTTGGTATCAAGGCTCTTGAGCCGCTGTACTACGCCGACGCCGGAGGCCCGCAACTCGCTGGCGTCCTAGATCCTTACGCCGAGGTGCTCCCGTCCGCAACGACTGGATTCACTAACGCGGAGTGGCAGTGGTGTGAGAAGTTGCTTCCTGTCTCCATATCCGAAATGATTATGGATCAGCAGGGCAGCGAGACCTCGCGCATCAACTACCTCAACACGGTAAAAGACATATCCATGAAGAAATTCATGGAAGGGCTTGCGGCTGACTTGTGGAGAGCAGAAGGCTTAATTGGAACGAACGGCCAGAGCGCGGGCTACATCGGATCTATCCGAACGTACCTAAACCGTGGCGGATCTTCTACGACCAACACCAACACCTCAATCATTCTGCCGCATCAGACCTATGCCGGTACGGACATCATTTCTGGCTCTTCGACAACTGTAGGCGGCGCGGCGATCGGTACGACCCCGCTTACTAACGTAGGTGGTATCGAGCGAAACGGCGCAAACGGCGCGTTCTGGTGTACTCCGGTCTACAACCCTGGTTCCGCAGACACGCTCTCCGTTGACCGCCTCAACTATGTTTATAATTTGGCGATCCGCGATACCGATGAGCCTGACTTGATTGTCATGGACCGACAGAATTACGGTTCGTTCATGGCGATTCAGCAGGCGTTCCAGCGGTACGAAAGCGGCGGACTTGCCGACGCGGGCTTCTCTTCAATGAAGTTCCGTGGGGCGGATGTAGTGTTCGATGACCGTTGCCCTGCACAGCAGATATTCTTCATCAACACGAATTACCTGAAGCTCCGCTGCGCTTCGATGGCTCCGAAGTTCGTGTTGAAGCCGGACCCGCACCGACCTATCGTAAACTGGCAGGCACGTTGGGTAGGCCAGATAACTTCGGGCTTCCTGGGCCGCTCAATGGCGCGCCACGCCAACATCGGCAACTAAGGACGGTCTGTTCAGATGCAGTTCAGCGACCTACAGGCGAGAGCGCAACTATTGGCGAGCTTGGAAGGTTGGAGCGATGTAAGCCCCGCTCCAACTTGGTCCACTCTCGTTAACGAGGCATGGTATCAGTTCTCGTGGGATGGCGAGTGCATCATTGGAACTCAGAACATTACTACAGTAGTCGGGCAGGCCGCTTACACTCTGACCGGGGTTTGGAAGAAAGTCATTGATGTAGTCTACGACACCGCAGGTGCCAACACAGGCATTCTGCGATCGGATGAAGACTATGAGCGATGGGCAAATCCGACATGGAGAGCGCAGGCGAACGCACCGTCATCACGGTACACGTTCGCCCCGTTCTCAACTATCACATTAATTCCGCCGCCGAGTGCTATTGTCACAGTATCGGTTAGGGGGTTGGTTCAGGGAACGGCGCTGGTTAACTCTACCGACGTTCCCCCCGTCCCTGATCCGCTGCAAGAAGCAATCTGCATTTACGCGGCCTACCTTCAAGGCAAGGTCTACATGGTTGGAGATGCGTCTACGAGAATGGAAACAATGCTCAAGGACTATCAACAATATGTAGCAGATGCCGTTAAATACGCTAACTTCGAGACGGAGGTAAGTTAAAATGGATTTCCTCCAACTCAGAAATAGAGCCGCATTCCTGGCAAAGCAAGCCGGTTGGCAAGATGCAATGCCGGGGCCTGATTGGGTGGACCTTGTTAATCGCGGACTCACAGATTTTTCGTGGGATAGCGAATTTAACCGGGAACAGGTGAATGTAACTACGGTTGCAAACCAGCCGACTTACACGATACCGACACCCTACTTTAAGAGCATCACGGACCTAGCCTATACTCCTGTCGGCCTTGTGTCAAACATCATATATCCAACGACGGAGATTGACGAGCGCAATTACGACGCGCTCTGGTACACGAGACCGGCAGGAACCACCATGCGATACATGGTAATGGCTCCGAACGTGATACAGCTTGTTCCGCCGTCCGCCACATCAGGCGATACGATGGTGGTTCGGGGCATCAGGGCCTCGCCGCTCATGGTTGCCGATACGGATGTTCCAGGCCAAGTTAGCGGAAGTTCAAGTTACACTTCGTTCCCGGACACATGGCACGAAGCGATCTCGCTGAGGGCCGCATTTCTGTACTGCGAGCAGTGGGCGCAAGACGAAGCCCTTGCGACGATACAGGAATATCGAACCCAATATCAAGGCATGGTGGAAGCCTGCCGAGATTACATAACACAAGGGCGCTCGCCCTACGTTCAACGTGTCGTATCGCGCCCGTTCAGACGGCGAGTTTACTTGAGACTTTCGGGCTACCAGCCCTAATAGGAGTTAACTTCAATGGCAGCATCGGCAGCACAACTAGCGTGTTTCGTCGCAGCGGACGCAGAAGCGCCCTTCGGCGGCGTTGCACTTAACAAGAAGAACGGCCTCACCGTTTTGCAGTTCCAGGGCCAGCAGGTCGGCGCGAAGAACTCTCAACGCGTTCGGTTTGACTTCACAATCCCTGGGCCATCCGCTTCAGGATATAGTGGAACGACGGGATTCAAGGTCAAGATACTTTGGTCATCGAACTCGAACGGCTTGACCGGCGCGGTAGTTTGGGGTGCAGCGTTCCAGCTTTCGGGTGCGACTGATCTTCCTTTGGTCGCGCAGGATAACTTCGCGGCTGACAACTCAAGCAATGAGATCCTTGCCACCACGTCGATTAACGCGACGACCGCGGGCGGCTTGAACATCACGACAATTAACGTGACAATCGCCCAGGCGCAGAACGGACAGACCACGGCTCCTGCGATCGGTGACTTCATGCGGCTTCAGATCCGCCGAGTAACCGAGAATACAGCAGACACGCTAACCGACTATGCGTTCATTCACGCGGTACAGGTCATAGACTACTAGATTGTAAGTTAGGGCCGCAAGTTAAAGCGGCCCTAACCTGGAGCAATTATGGCTATAGATATTATCACGCCTACGCATATCCTCGACGGTGTTCTGCTTCAGCAGCGCACCGACAACCAGGGGCGCACATACTACGTCAGCATATCGACGCGAGCCAGGGCAAAGACGCGGGGCCTCGACCCTCAGCCGGTGACTGCGGATATTCTTGCCGAGGTTGACCGCCTGACCGATCTATCCGAGGCCGAAGTCGATGACATGCTTGAGAAGCTAGGCATCGGAGAAGTACCCGAAGAGCGGCGTCTGAAGGAAGACCGACCTATTTTAACTCACGTTACGCTGGATGCGTTCGGCGTAATCATGCAGGCTTATCTTGCACCCGGTGCCCACGCGGAACGGTTGGGGTACGTGGCTCGCAGAGTTAAATCCAACGTGATAGAGCTATCGATACCTGCGCCAAGAGGCGGACACGATCGGTTCCTGATTACGTTGCCGGACACATTCCCTGTAGATGCGGAGCCCAGGGAATAAATGCCCAGTGTGACAGTTAGCGCATTTCCTGCAACCGGGACTGTCAGCGTAGTGAATACGTGGACCGGCGCGATTGGCGTTAACTTTCCAATACCGGCTAACACTTATACTTCAGGGACTTGGAATATAAGCTGGACTATTGCTAATTTATATCCCTTTCCCTTTTTTTCGCCGCTTCCTGCTCCATATTTATCGCAATCGTTGCCAGGAAGTTCATCTTTTTTGCAAGGGGGGCAGAGCGAGACTAATGGTACATTTGTCAGATCATACACGATAGGGCCTGCTCTTCTAGCGGCTATAAACTCAGGTGAGACCAACTATCAATACAATAGTGAGCTACCACTTTCATTCGATCCTAAAACCTGGCAGGACACCTACAACTATATGAATTTCGTGCTTAACTACACAAGCACGGCAGGCATGGCAGTTATTGGCGGACCGGAAGGGACTGGCCCCGGAGGTAGTAACCCAAATGGAAACTATCCTTACGTAGAACATAGCGTTCATAATGACCACGAGTACCATTTCTTGAGCGTGGTTTACATAGGCGGATATGATGGGACCGGCGTAGATTTAACTCCGTATCTTGGGAACGTGGACATTCGGTATGCGAGCGCGAAGAGCCGAGACGACAATCTTGCTGTGATCGTAGGGCGCACGTTGCACCTCTACAACAACGGGACAGAATTGACGCCGGGAGCAGCATGTCTCGGCGCGGATATAATGGTGATGGGAGTTTAACATGGACAGCGGTAATCTGAGAGTTTCACATACTGCGGAGCCTCCTACCCAGTTCAGGGTAGTGACACCTACCGACGGTTTGAGCCTCGCGCTCACCGGCACCGCGATCTATCCGCGTGGCTTATGGATCGGCGTCACTGGCAACCTGTCCATAATTGGAATGGATGATACCGCCGCGGTCACGATTTCTAATGTGCCAGTCGGCTATTGGTCAGGCCGCGTTAAAAGCGTCCAAGCGGCCACCACTGCAACCAACATCGTAGCGGTCTACTAAACTTATGGCTCTTAACCTCAATAAGGTAGGCAATTAACGCATGGCAATATTCGTATCCACTCCTGGCTACTTAACGGTAAACACGTCGGGTAACAATATATCTGTCTCCGACCTCGGTACGGGCACGCTGTGGGTTCAGGGCGTCACCGTGTGGACGGCAGGCCCAGGAGCGGGCGCGGTCACGGCGAGCAACATCACCGCCAACGGCGCGGCCACGCTGACGGTCACGACACCTGCTTCCGGCGACTCGATGTGGATTCTTGCGACGACAGGAGCACAGACTGTCTACACGCAGATCATGCTATTTGCCTCGGCTCCTCAAGTGGTTTCTCCATCGTTTGCGGGTGCATCCGGTACTGCGATAACAACTCTTAGCCCACAAGCAGGCGCGGCGTGGGTAGGTTCTCCCGCGGCTGGATACAACGGTACGTTAGCAACCAACGGGAACGGGCAAGCATACAAGAACGCTAACGGAACAAACGGCGCGCAGATCCTCTCCTCCAACACGGTGCCAGGTGGCGCGTGTAAAGCGTCGATGCTGGTTTACATGCCGTCAAACGTGGCTGGCGAGTTTGCGGCCATATCGATGGCTGACGCCTCTGGAAATCAATACGTGTTCGGCATGTCCGGTGCGGGAGGCGGATGGTACTTCCAATACAGATCATCCACCAACACAGCCAATACTATTTCGGCAACGGCACCCCCGTCGTATACCGCTGGCACCTTATTTTTGCTGACGTTGACGTATACGGGTTCCGGGTCTCACACGTTTACCGCAACTATCGCGACTACGAATACAATTTCCACCTCGTTCTCTGGCACTTCTGACACGCACTATACGCCTCAGTCCGTTGGCATTTTCTCAACAGGCGGCACGCCTACCACGTCGACAGGGCAACAGTTCGTAGAGTTGGCCGCACTTTATACGGGCCTCACTGTGGCCGCACAGGCGACTACAGTACCCGATTACGCGGGTACATCGGCACTGCTGGTCACCACTGCTGCTACAGGCGGATTTGGCCCCTACAACTATCAGTTCAGGCGTGCGCTTGCCCCTGGCGGGGTGATAGGGACGTATGCCAATGTCGGGCCTAACTCCACATCTTTAACTTACCTCGACACGGGCGTTGCTGCGAGTACTGAGTATTCCTATGAGGTGGTCGCAACAGATTCTAGCAGCAACCAAGGCACCGGCGCGAACGTCCTCCTTACCACGACTACGGGCAACCCAACAGGCGAGGTTCAATACCTTGTGTCGTCCAACGGGAATATCATCGACTCCGATAATCAAGCGGGGTTTCCTGCCACCAATATCGCAGACGACAACCTCTCTACTTATTGGGCCGCAAGCATAACAGGCGGCGGCGGTACGGCTCAGAATAACAAATGGGTCGGCTACCTGTTCGATCAGCCTGTAGTGCCTACGAGGTATAGGTTCGGATGGCAAAACCTGACAGGTATTGTTTACGATATTGGCCTATGGTTGGGGGATGCCCAATTCCAGGGTGCGACTACGGGCGCGACGGGTTCGTTTCCTTCGCCTACAGCCTTTGATACGTTGCCGATCTGTTATGGAACAGGCGCGACCCAGTATTACTATCCCGGCATCCTATGGGAACGCGTACCGACATCCCCAACGGCTAACGCAGCGTGGCGTATCATCCAGCCGACAAACCCCACTCCGAGTGGCGGCCTGTTGCCCACGCTCAATGAACTTGAGATATTCGGCGCGCCGACTCCAGGTGTCAACTGCCGCCCTGTCATGCCCGTAATCAGTCCTACAGGTGGATTCTATCCGTCCGGTACGACCGTCACAATCACGAGCCTAACCACAACTGCGGCAATCTACTACACGACAGACGGGACAACTCCAGACAACACTAAGACGCTCTATGCGGGTCCGTTCACCGTCACGCCTACGGGCTCAACTCCTCTAATTGTCAAAGCCGTCGCGTACGATACGACCTGTCAGACAAACTATTCCTGTACGACCGACAAGTTCTACACTGCACAGTTTTTGGCACAGCCTTATCTCCCATCCGGCGTCTGGTACGACATCAACCGAGGTATCAAGATAGACGCGGCGGCAGGTGGTTGGTTCGACGACACGACGCGCACAGGGAAATTGATTTGGCTCGGTACCCCTTACAACACCGCTTACGACACCAACGCGATCGGAGGCACGGGCAACAATTACGGAATGGTGATGTATTCGAGCGTTGACGCCTACAACTGGAAATATGAAACAGAATTGCTTGTAGACATGGGCGCAGATCTCGGCGCAACGTGTACGCAGATACAGCGGCCTCATATGCTCTACAATGCGGCTAATAGCAACTACGTGATTTGGGGGCATGGGCTTGGTGGATCTAGTTCAAGCCAATGTTCTGTAGCTTCCACATCAGGTTCTAATCCGTTCTCGGGATGGTCATGGGTCAACATGAACTTGACTTTGCCGAGTGGGCCGACTGCCTACAACGATTGCACCCTATCCATAGACCCAAATACTGGGAACGGTTATACCCTTTTCACTGCCAACGGTTTCTTAACATGGTTGTGTCAACTCAACGCAGGGTTCACAGGATTTTCAGGCACTGTTACCAATCTAAGCGCAACTGCCACAGGTGCATCTATGAACGGTGAAGGCCAACGAGGACCTTATTGGAATGCTGCATTATCTCAATTTATAATCCAACAAAGCAACGTAATCGGGTATGGTCCAGTGAACGGTTGGAGCCTTGGAGTTACGGCGACAAGCGGGACATTTACCCTTACGTACGGCGGCCAGACTACTTCAGGTCTTGCCTACAATTCAACCCCTGGACAAGTCCAGACGGCGCTTCAGGGCCTTTCCTCGATTGGCGCAGGAAACTGTCTTGTGACGGGAAGCACGCTCGCCGCAGGGGTATACACTATGGTGCTCCAGGGAGCACTGCTTGGCCCCATAACAGGTTCGGGCGCGGGTTTGAACGGGGGGGCTGTCTTCTCAGTCACTGCAATCATCCAGGATAATCAGTCATTTACTTCCAGCTCTGTGACTGGCCCGTATGCCTACGCTGGAAAGCTATTTGCAGGCACCCCGACCGGAACGGTCTATAACGCACAGGGCACGAGAATCTACCAAATCCCAGCAGTTGGGGACGTGTGGATTGCAGACCGCTGGTATTTTCAAGGTCCATTCCTCAACAACACTAACAGCGTAGTCGGTGCGTTGGCCTATTCGGGGGACAACCCGCAGGTACAGGTGTCTCGGGGATACATGCAGTACAGCTTAGATTACACGATCCCGGCTGCAACTCTGACAGGCTCCTCGAGCGGGACCGTAGGCAATCCAATCACATACACGATCGGGATTCCGTCCTCTGCGTCAACATCGATTGCCAGATACACTGGTATGGCGTATCCGGTCTCATCGGTAGGCGGAGACACTTTATCTGCAAGCAGTATCCCGATTGTGGGCGCTTCGTCGTACACTTTCACTTTAACGCCGTCAACAACCGGAAATCGAACTGTGTCTGTCAGCTTCGTATTTCCGATCACGTCTCCAACGCCAATCACGCTCAACGCTACGACGGGTGGTGGAGGCGGCGCACTTGCGGACGGCAATAGGAACCTGGACATCGGGATAGGCATAGGCATCTAATGTCACTTGGTGTACTGGCCTACTCATTCATAGCGGACCCGGCGAGCCAGGAACGGACGCTTGCAAACCCTATCGCCGGAGAGCCTTGTACCTTCGACGTCGCGTTCGGTCCAGGCGCGTCAGCGGTATATTCGACGGCTTTAACTTGCAGCGGCGCGACTATAGACGCGACATCGGATGAGAACACGACGCACACCAACGGACTGACTGGCTACGTAGCTGTCGGGATGGGCTGGAAGCCAGACAATGTTCCGTTCTGGCTGGGGCCCGGACAAGCGGTGCAAGCGTTCTGGCACATCACATTTCCATCGGCTGGAAGTTATTCGCTCGTACTCGCCAACGTAGGCACTACTGTAGTAACGGTGAACGCGGCCCCGTCAGGCCCGACGCCTCCGGTCTATTGGGTGATCGATTTCAACCCATTAAACAGAAAGCCTTCGGTGATCCTTGGTCTTAGTTATAACGGGACGTATCCTAGTGGCGGCCTTGATCTTGCATCAGCTCAGATCGGACTGCAAGGAGTCCAGTACGCCGGGATAAACGACACGGCAAGTTATAGATTTTCTTGGACTGCGAACAAGCTCCACGTTTTTAACTCAAGTGGCGAAGTTAGCGGAAGTATTAACTTCACGACTGCTGGCCTGTTCATAGGGAGTAGCTAAGTGCCACTCGAAGCCATACCTTTCGGCGGACTGAACACGTTGCTTGCACCCGAGCAGGTTCCGCTTAATCAAGCGATCGTAGCACAGGACTGCGTGATCGATGATGAAGCGATACGACCGCGCAACGGCGACCGCGCAACGACTACGAGTACCTTCGGCTCCGGCCAGATACAGGGCTTGTGGCGTTTCAGGCCGCTGGCAACGACGGCGCGTGACATCGCGGTGCAGGGCGGTACTGTCTACAAGGTTACAGACCCGTCAACCGAGGTTGCAAAGGATGCGACTGCTACCAGTATCAGCGCAGCGTTCGGAGCTACGGATAATATCAGCGCGGCACAGCTTGGCCGCTATTTATACTTAGCCTCGGACAACGCAACGCCTACCTGGAAGCGTCTTAACTCAAGTTATGGCATCGAGAGCATCACCACATTATCGGCCGGAACTATCCCGACAGGAACCACGTTCACGCCTGCGGCTTACACGCTATTCGACACGCTCTCTTCCCCGACGCTGAGCGGCTCAGCTACCTGTGCGCTTTCAGGTGTTGGGTCTCCTAACGTGTGGTACAACATCGCAGGGCCGATCGGCGCAATAGCTACATGGAGTTTCGGCACAACCTATAATTGGACATCGACGAACTGGCTTTTCGTCGCTTGCTCACCGGAAACGCTCTCCGGCGGCGGCGGCTCATTCGCCATCGAGATTGCTGACGTGGGCGGTAACTGGACAACGCTTGACACGATCTCCGACAACCCAGGAACCAACGGTTCACCTTGGGGCGTCTGGTGCTCGCTGTTACCTGTAGCGTCCGCGACGATTGCCGCCATAACTCAGATAAGGTTTAGACAAGTTGGCCCTACATCAGATCCGTTTTCGGTATCCGGGTTCATGCCGCTCGCTACGCCGCCTGCTGTGGGTGAGGTGGATTATTACGTCAACTACGAGAACTCTTCGACCGGGCAGCAGGGAGACCTATCGCCTTCGTTCCCCGTATTCTACACGGCTGCAAATGTCTACGCGCCGACTTACTATGCGCTTCAGTGGAATTACAACAACCTACAGGTAGTAGGTACGCAGAGTACTAACCCGGAGAACTTCAGCAGGTCGGGCCTTTGGAACACGGCAGCGGGAAAGTCATCGCCGCAAAACTCCGACTTCTCGGAACTTGCTACGTTCACATTTGCGATACCGACCGCGAACCAATATCCGCTCGCTGACACGTTTAACTTGTGGCAGAATACCCCTAATGGCGTGCGCCTTGTGAAGTCTGTAACTTACTCTACCGGCGCAACTACCATCACTGTAACCGACGATCAAGGTCAGAATACCCTGGCTAACTTGAGCTTCTTGCAGGCAACAGGTACGCCGCCTGCTTGTGTTGCTATGGCCGCGTGCAACGGCAGGCTTGTTTGTGGAGGCGATCCTAATGCCCCTAATCAACTCACGATTAGCAGCTATCTGGCATTTGGGGCCACAACGGACCCCTTTCCGTTCTTTCCAGCCATCGCTCTACAGCCATCCGACGGTTGGTATTTTGATATATCCGAAACGAACTCTGAACAAATACTCGCGCTGCAAACTGGCGACCATGCCTTGTACATTGGAACCAATGAGGCCGTGTACTTCATGCCTAATCTCGACCCTGACAGCGATCCATACC